TTGAAGACTTAGTAACAGTTAATGCTGGTGACTACATCCAGTTCTACTGGTCATCACAAAACACCTATATGGAATTACTAGCAGTTGCTGCTGGTTCATCTCCGACTCGTCCTGCATCTCCAAGCGTGAATCTTCACGTTGAACAAATTATGTACACCATACTTGGACCGACGGGAGCAACAGGTGCCACAGGAGCCACAGGTAACACAGGTTCAAATGGATCTACGGGAGCGACTGGCGCAACAGGACCAACAGGGCCGACAGGTAATACTGGAAGCAATGGTCAGACTGGAGCGACGGGGGCTACTGGACAAACAGGGGCAACTGGTTCTACGGGAAGCACGGGAGCAACAGGCCCAAGTGCATCGGCGTTAGTTGATATGCTTTGGCTTGGGGCTATGTGATAGAATAGCGTATGCCCAAGATAGCCGTTTATTCCATTTGTAAAAATGAGATTAAACATATTGAGCGTTACGCAGAAGCTACAAAAGATGCGGATTATCGCATTGTAGTTGACACAGGTTCTACCGATGGTAGTCAAGATAAAATGCGTGAACTAGGTATAACCGTTCACCAAATACATTTAGATCCATTTCGCTTTGATGTGGCTCGCAACACAGCTTTATCACTTGTTCCAAAGGATGCTGATGTCTGCCTTATCTTGGATATGGACGAAGTTCCAGAACCGACCTTCTTTAAGAAAGTCAAACAAAAGTGGATACCAGGTTCACATCTTGGCTGGGTCAGCATGGATACTGGTCAAAAATGGGAACGAGACAGACTCCATTCACGATTTGGATGGGTATGGAAATACCCATGCCATGAAGTGCAACTGTGGTACGGCAACGGAGAGACACGAGACTGCGACATACGCAATGCCGTTATCCAACACCTACCAGACAATAGTAAGTCCAGAGGACAATACTTAACTTTACTTGAATTAGCGGTAAAAGAAAATCCACACGATGCTCGTATGTGGACATATATGTGCCGCGAATATTATTTTCACCATAAGTGGGAAGATGTCATCTCAGCAGCTGAGAAACAACTTCCGCTTAATGGCTGGGATGTAGAACAAGCCGCTGTCTGCCGATGGGCAGGTGAGGCTGCTCATCAATTGGGTCGTGAAAATGAAGCTACCCAATGGTATGACAAAGGTGTACAACTTCTTCCCCGTGAAGGTGAATCATGGTATGGCGTGGCTATCAATGCCTATCGCCAACAAAACTGGCCAAGATGCTTAGATGCTTGTGTCAATGTTTTGGAACGGCCTAGATCAGTCCACTACTGCTACGAATCAGCAGTATGGGATTGGAAGGCTTTTGATCTTGCCTCAATTGCCGCTTACAACCTTAAGCATATTGACGAAGCAATTGTCTTTGCCGAGAATGCTGTTAAGGGTAATGGCGAAGAAACAGAGCGTATTCAACGCAACCTACAATTTTTTAGACAGGTGAAGAATGGACCATCAACACAAGGACAAAGTTCTTGAATTTGGATTTAACGAAAAGCACGATTGGATCGTAGTCAAGTACGGTTGCACAGAGTGCGATGTAGTTTCAGATAAACCATTTCCACATGTAGTTTTTGAGACTGGTCATAAAGATCATACAACCTATGTAGATGGCTGCTTTGGTTGCAAGATCGGTACGCTAGAACTTTCCACTGGTGATGCCGGCAGGTCAGATTCTATGTCTGATAAGAAGTGGACAGCAGAGTTAGATGCTTATGCAGATGCTCGTTCGCAAGGTATCCAACCAGCGGGTACAACAATGAAAGCAGTTGCTGAAGCAAAAGAGGCTAGTGACAAACTAGGCGTTGCATTTAACGCAGAATCTATGCCAGCAGCATCCAAGATTACCAAGCAGTCTGCAAAGGTAATGAAAGAGACAGGGGTAGTATAAATGGCTTATAGCGAAAAGGCTGATAAGAAGCAAGACGCCAAAGTTACAAAAGGATTAAACACTAAGCAAAAGGCAGCTTTTAAAAAGGCTGACACAGCAATGGATAAAAAGAAACCATCTGCTAAGGCTGATGCCAAAATGGATAAAGCCCTTGTAGCAAAAATCAAGAAGGGAAAATAAATGGCAGCAGTTAAAAAGGGTATGGGCTTTAAAGCCGCTCAAAAGAATATTGCAAAGAAGCAAGGCATTTCTATGGAGCGTGCTGGTGCAATTCTTGCATCTGCAACTCGTAAGGCAAGCCCAGCAGCAAAGAAAGCAAATCCAAACCTCAAGAAGGTTCTTCCAGTAAAAAAGGGTGGTAAGTAATATGTGCGCAGAATGCGGTTGCAATTCAACAGCAATTGGTAAGTTGAATGACAAGCTAACAGGCAAGCCAACAAAGACTCCTTATGGACAATATGAGGGCGTTGGCGGAACCAATAATGTTGGGAACAGCGGATCTAAGTAATGGCGACAATTAAGGCTGCGGGTGTTAATCACAAAGTTGTTATCCAAAAGGGTAATGTGCATGTGGTTCACCCAGACAACAAAGGCCCTAATATTGATTTAACTAAAAAGGCTGGCGCTAAAACCATTCAACAAGGTGTAGCAGCAGTTGTGAAATACCACAAAAACAAAGGTCATAAGAAGGGTAAGTAAATGGCAAACTACGGTGGCTTATCTACTGTGTATCATTTAAATCGTTTGGCTGGCACCATTGTCAATGGCGTACCACAATATGATTTTAATGGTGCTGCCACACAATGGGCTTTTAATGTTACGGGTAAAAGATATAGCCGTGGCATTGATGCACTTAACCAAATCTACGCCTATCGTAATGGTGGAAAAAACTTTTATTATGACACTCCAGGTTGCCTTAATGCTTTGGCTGGTACCTATGGTATTGGCGAAGCCGAAGCCGCAGCAAGGATTAGTTCATGACAAAATTTATTGACATTATCAACGAGACTGCCCTTGCCCTTACCGGTTACACTAACCGTCAAGATCAAGCTACATACCTCACTTCAGCAATGGGTGCCACTGACCTAACTTTTCAGGTTGCCGATGGAACTGTATTGACTCGTGGTTTGGTTGAGATTGACGATGAGTTAATTTGGGTAGACAAGTTTGACCGTACAACCAACACAGCAACCATCCCAGCATATGGTCGTGGATTTAGAGATACAGTTGCTACAACTCATACTACTGGTACCCGCGTTACAATTACTCCATCATTTCCACGTAGCGTTATTCGCCGCAATATTAACTTAGCAATTGATGCCGTATACCCTGATTTGTTCGGCGTCTATTACACAACCTTTACATTTCAAGCAGCGGTAACAACCTATGTCTTGCCTCAAGAGGCAATTGATATTCTTGGTGCCTCTTGGCAGACCATTGGGCCTTCTAAGGAATGGCTACCAATTCGCCACTATCGTGTAGATCGTATGGCTAACCCATTGACATGGAACAGCGGTAAGACAATTTCTATCCGCGAAGGAATTATTCCTGGTCGTACCATTATGGTTACTTACACCAAAAAGCCTTCTACCCTTCAATACGATACAGATGATTTTGCTCAACTCAGTGGCTTGCCAGACTCAGCCCGTGAAGTAATTGTTCTTGGTGCTGCTTACCGTACAGCAATGTACCTAGACCTTGGTCGTGTACCAGCGGCTACCGCAGAAGCCGATGCGCAACAAACAAACGATCCAATTGGCTCAGCAGCCAATATCGGCAGAATGATTCAACAGATGTACCAGCAACGTCTACTTATTGAAGTACGTCGCCTACAAGAGCAGTATCCACCTCGCACTCACTACACACTCTAAGGATAGCCAATGACGACAGCAACAAGACGTTATTACAGTGCTAATGCGGTTGACAATACAGTCGCCTCATCTATCACTTCCTCATCTACATCGGTAACATTATCTAGCTCGCCTATTGGCTACCCTGGCTCATACCCATTTGTAGTAGCTCTTGACTACAACACAGCCTCAGAGGAATTAGTGCTTGTTACCGGAGCATCTGGTACAACCCTTACTATTACCCGTGGTTACAATGGATCATCTGCCACATCCCATGCCACGGGAGCAGTTGTACGGCATGTGCTAGTGGCACAAGATATGACAGATTTTCAAGACCATGCTGCGTCTAGCACAGTTGTTCATGGCGTAACTGGTGCCATCGTAGGATCTACCGATGCTCAGACACTTACCAACAAAGATCTGACAAGCGCAACTAATACTTTCCCAACAAGCCTTGCTACTCTTTCTGGTACCCAAGTACTTACCAACAAAGATCTAACCAGCTCCACCAATTCATTCCCGTCTAACCTTGGCAATACTTTTACGGTCAATGCCCAGACTGGTACAACCTATACGCTGGTTGCATCAGATGCTAATAAGTTAGTGACTGCTACAAACTCTGGCGCAACTATTACGGTAACAATCCCAGCGGGAGTGTTTAGCGTAGGTCAATCTGTCAACATCACTCAGTTGGGTGCGGCTCAGGTTGTCTTCCAAGGAGATGGCACATCTACCGTTTACTCAACTCCTGGCTTAAAACTTCGCGCACAATATAGCGTTGCTAGCGTTGCCTGCATTGCAACAAACACATTTCTACTGGTTGGAGACTTAACAGCATAATGGCTACCGCATATGTAGTTCTCGGACAATCTACCCCAGCGGCAACTACCCTCACCACATTGGTGACAGGTTCTACCAATGGCTCAATCGTAGGTTCTTTTACTGTTTGCAATAAGTCTGGTTCAACGGATGCAATCCGTGTCAGCATTACCAAGTCTGGTGGCTCTGCTTACTACCAGTACTACGGCTTTAACGTTCCAGCCAACTCATCAATTGTTGAAACACCAGGATGGACATTAGCCTCAGGTGATACAATAAGCGTATACTCAACTGTCGGTAGCACCGACTTTACAGCAACAGGAGTAACACTCTAATGGCCGTCTCATTACTAACCAATGGTGCAGCATACCCAACAGTAAGTTTTAATGCACAGACTGGTACTACATATACGTTTGCGCTAACAGATGCTAACAATACGGTTGTGTCACTTACCAACGCATCTGCGATTACCGCTACTGTACCACCTAACTCATCGGTTGCATATCCAGTTGGCGCTATTCTTCAGTTCTATCAGGGCGGAGCAGGACAAGTGACTGTTGCTGCTGGCTCAGGTGTAACAATCAACTACACACCAGGACTTAAACTTCGTGCGCAATATAGCGCAGCAACTCTTATTCAAACAGCCGCTAACACTTGGCTACTAACAGGGGATGTGACTGCATAATGGCTTTACTACCTTCCGTTGCCGCTGGTTCTATGCACGGCGCAGTTGTGCCGATTGCTACCGCAATTGGAAATGGAACGTCAACTTCCGCAATTGTATTTTCTAATATTCCTCAAATTTATCAAGATTTATATTTAGTTATTTACAGCCTTCAATCAGGTGCTGGTTCTTTAATTATAGATAATTTTAATCTTGATGGGGATGCAAATTCAAATCGTTCATATACTAAACTTCAAGGTGATGGCAGTTCAGCCACTTCAGGGCGAGTAACAAGTACAACAACTATTTCTTTAACGCCAGGATACTCAACAGGAAGTTCTACAATACCAACAACGGCCCAGGTTCATATTCTAAATTATGCAAATACTTCAACATATAAGACATTGCTTTCTCGCGTTGCCGCAGATGCAAATGGTTCAGGAACAACATTTCTTAATGTTGGAATGTGGGCAAGCACAAGTGCTTTATCTGCTTTTCAAATATCAACCGCTTCCGCAAATTATTTTACCGCTAATGCAAGAATTTCCCTTTATGGCGTAAGGACGGTTAACCAATAATGAGTATGTTTCCTATTGCAACGGCACAGGGTAATGGTTCTAGTGCTATTTTCTTTAATAATATTCCACAAAATTTTACACATCTTCAAATTCGTATTTTGGGTAGGGGCGGCACATCTTCTACTAGCAGTAATCTTTATCATAATATTAACGCTGGTGGTTCAACTTATTCCAATCATCAACTTTATGGTAATGGTTCTTCAGCAGGTTCTTCTTATAATACTGCATTGTTGTATTTGTTTTTTGGAACTGCTTTCCCAGCAGCATCATCAACAGCAAACATTATGGGTGCTTTTATTATTGATTGGCTTGATTACACCAATACCAACAAATACAAAACCTGTCGCGTTTTGGGCGGCAATGATCAAAACGGTTCTGGGCTTGTTCAACTTTCTTCTGGTTTAATTCAAACTACAGGAGCAATTACTTCGTTTTTTGTTGATACAGAAGGTTCATTTACTACTACCACAACTGTCCAACTCTACGGCATACAATCTTCACCAACAACGGGGGCATAACGTGAGCGTATTTTTACAACCGATTTATACTCAGACTGTTGGTTCGGGCGGTGTTGCTTCTATAACTTTTAACAGTATTCCGCAAACCTTTACGGATTTAATGGTTAAAACAAGCATAAGAACTTCTTATAATTCTGGAAATAATTAT